TAGTGGTGATATTAAGTATTCTTCTACTGATAATATTAGATTTACTCAGGGTGCTGTATTTGCAGATCTTTTAGATTATCCTGATGGTGGTAAGTCTCTAGTACTTAAGGATCTTATTAAAGAAGGAAAACCAGAATACTATTATAGACAGAATGGTGCTAAGGTTTATACTATTACACCTGGTGACATTATTACTGATGCTGCTAATGTTCAGTTCTATGTTGAATCTGTAGAGGATATTGGTGAAATTGATGATACATTCTATGTCTATGATGTTCAGGAGATACAGAGACGTATCTTTGACCAACAGGATGGTATCTTCTATATAACTGCTATTCGTGGTAATATTTCACCATATCCAACAGGTGCTGGTAACCAGAAGAACTTCCATGACTTTAAGTTCTCTCAGCCAATTAGTAAGTTATATCCATTAGATTATAAGAATGATCCTGTATGGTTCAAACAGATTGATCCTAATGCTAATGATCCTGCTGCAACATATTCTGCTGCTGATAACTATGTTCATGGTTTAGTATCTGTTAACGACTTTAAGGGTTCAACTACTAAAGAATCTGTAACCGATTTCCTTGCTACTGAAGCACTTAAGAATAATAATTACACAGGTAATAATGTTCTTAAAGCACAAGAAGGTAATGCGTCTGCTGGATCTGAAGATCGTAAGATACCTATTGCTGGTGACAGTACTGTTGTTGTAGATCAGCGTATGTACGTTGAGTTACGAAGACCGTCTATCGCAAGAGCAGGTAACCACACATTTGAATACCTTGGTTTTGGTCCAGGTAACTACTCAACTGGTTTCCCTGCAAGACAGGAAGTTCTATTGAGTGCAACTCAAGACTTCTATTCACAGTCTAAGAAGCAAGATGGTGGTCTAGTATTCTATACTGGTCTTAACTCAAATGGTGACCTATACATTGGTAATCGTAAGATTGATGCTATTACTGGTGAGGAAGTATTCCTAGAGTCTGCAAAACTTGATTCATCTGCTGACGATGATGATGAAGTAGGAAATCTAGTTACTACGTTTGATACTCCTGTTACATTCAATGAGTATATTACAGTTAATGGTGGTGAGAATAATGATAAGACAAGTTCATTTAATTCACCTGTAACTATTAATGTTAATTCTAATGTTAGGGATCAAACAATTGGTGCTCCTGGTGTTGGTGTTTTATCTGCATTGAAGGTTATCTCCAATACAGATACAACTAAAGATGATGCAACTCTTGATAGAACAGGAATGGCGAAGAATCGTCAGACTAATGGTGATATTATTATTGCTGGTAATAGAGTAACTGCTGGTGTATTCCAGTGGAACCAACGTGGTTCAGAGGGTACTGGTCAAGGATATAAGATTCAGACACATGTTGCTGGTGGTACAACTACAGCATCTAATGTTACTCCTGATCAGGATGGTACTTATCATGCAACACAGATTGTTACTTATGGTGGTGCTGGAGCTCCCCTTACTGGAGATATTCTCCTTAAAGGTGAGTCTGTAGGAGCAAGTGGTTCACTTGGTTGGATCTTATCTAATGCTTATGAAACAATTACATCTCAAATTGAGAAGTTTACATATAATGGAACCAGAACTGTAACTATTGTTTGGAAATCTGGTGTTACTAATACAAATGTTTTAACTGGTGGTATAGCTGCTGGACAAGAGTTAAAGTTATCAGGATTTAGTGAACTAAAACTTAATGGTACATGGTTTATTAATACTGGATTCACTTCTGGTGGTAATTCATGTACATTTAGTATTGGTGCTGGTGATGTTATTTCTTCTGGTGAATTGGTATTTAATAATACTAATACTCCAAATGCTACAGCAAAACTTTCTAACGCTTCTTGGAAGGAAGTCGGTGTATTAGGTTCTCAGACATTAAGAACAGATACTCAGAAGATTGGTGAGTATAAGTTAGGTGTTAACACTGTTGCTCGTGCTCATCATGATGATCATGCAAATGCATTTGTATCTGATGCAACTGATCCACGTGCTAACTTAGATGTTGTTGGTACTGCATGGATTAGTGGTAAGACTATTGGTGATTTCTCAGGTACTGGTAAAGAGGCATTTAGTAATAGAACACAAACTCCTGAAGATCATGCATTCATGGTTGGTGGTGACAGTGTAACTCCTGCTAACGTAGCAACATTTAGAGTTTCTACTAAGAATAATGGTAGGGTTGGAATTAATACAACTCTATCAAATATGAACAGTGCTTTAACTGTCACTGGAACATCTGAGTTCACTGATACTGCTACATTCCAAAATGATATAGCAGTTAATGGTGGTGGTCCTGGTAGTTCTAATAATGCTGACATCACAACTACTATTGAAGATGGTACAGCAACACTGTTTAATCAAACTACATTTGTTGGATTAACATCTGGAGCAAGACCAACTCAAGGTTTATTGGTTGCTGGATCAGCAAGAAACATTGAGATTGGTAATGTAACAACTGGATCACAAAATATCAAGATCGGTAATACAAGTCTTGATAGTATCATCACAATTGGTGATAGTATTGATGGTTCTTCTACCAATGTATCAAGAACAATAATTGGTGGTGCATACTCTAGTGACTCCTCTAAGTCTATATTACAAGTTGATAGTAAGGTTTTATCTGTTGCTGGTGATATAAGGTTTGGTCAAACAGTTGATCCTTTAACTGGTACTGTTGTAAGTCCAGCAAGAAGAGGCAGTGGTGATACAGTATACTTTGATTCTAGTTCTGAGAAGTTTAGTTTCCTTTCTGGTAATACAGTAACAAGTCAGCTTGACTTTGCTTTAAATGCTTCTGATATTACTATTGGATCTCAAGGTGGTGATACCAGAATTAGAAACAACCTAACTGTTGATGCTACTAGCACATTCAACGCAAGTATGAAGTTGTGTGGTGGTTATGCTGCATATTCATTTGTTGGTTATAGATCACAAGCAGGTAGTACAGCACAAGCACATACTGCATCTACTGGTACTTCTCCTGTTAAGAATGTAGATATTATTAATGTTCTTGCATTCCCACCTTCAACATCTGATGGTAGGTACAACCGTATTGATGCTGGTGGTTCTGGTGGATGGGGTAATGTTTCTTGGAAGGATGCTATTACTACAGGTATTCCTGCTGGAGATCCAACATTACCAGCATTAACTGGAAACCAGTATTATATGCAATTGGATAAGAAACCAGAAGATAATAATGGTAATCTATACTATACAATTAACGACATTCTGTTAGTTGATACAGTAGAACAAGGTAATCAGCATTCTGAGTTTGTTAAGGTTGTTGGAACACCAAGAGTTACTGCTTCTCCTTATTATATTGTAGTTGAAAGACAACCATTTGGTGATTTTAGTGGAATTGCTGGTATTACAACTAATTTTGATGAGCATGGTGATGACACTCCTGTTTATAAGTGTACCATACAGAATGATGCTACATGGTTAACTTCTGCCATTGCTTCAAGTGGCACAGGTACACCACCTGTAAGTGATGTATATCTTGCTCAGTTTGGTGGCACATTATTAGGACGTGAGGCTCGTAATACTACTGGTAATGCTAACTTCGTTGATGCAAATGCACCAGGTGATTATGTAATTCTCACACGTGATAATAGCACTTCACCAGATACAGGTGAAATAGTTGAACTTAAGACTACATTAGCACAGACAGTTAAGAACTTTACTGTTAGAAATGGTTGTAGTGGTGCTACTAATGAGAAGGATGTATTTATTATTAATTCTGTTACTGGTCAAGTTACTATTCTCGGTGACATCATTAACACAGGAACACTCAAGTTAAATGGTACTTGCTCAACTCCATTCGTTAATGCTACAACTAATAAGAAGTTAACTGTTACTAATGGTAGTGACACAACTACATTTGAAGTTGACACTTGTACAGGTGACACACAGATTGGTAATAGTCATGGTGTAGCAATCATGAACTCTGAATCTTATGGATCATCTCCTGCTGCATACAGTAAGGGTGACACAATCTATGTTTATAGACATGATCCACAAAGTACAAGATCTGATGGAACTGGACCTGCTACTACATTAGCAGCTGCTGCTACCACAACAACAAGTAATATTCAAATTACTTCTAATGTTGACTCATTCAATAGAGGTGATGTTTGTGCTATCTATTCAGGTGGTGCTATTGAAATTATACAGGTTACTGCTGATCCAGTTACAACTGGTGGACAGTATTTCTTACCGACTGCTGCTCAAGGTACTGTGTACACAAGTAGTGGTAGAGGACAGGAGAATACTACTGCTCAAGCATGGGTAAGTGGATCTACTATAGTTAAGTTAGAGTATCATAGTTTCTATGATGTAGCTCCTAATGCTGATCCATTAGTTAGTGACTTTAGAAGAACTACTAAGATAACACGTGATATTCCTGCTACTCAATCAGCGAGAGCTGCTGACTCCACACTTAAGTGTAGACCACCTAATACTAGCGACACTAGATTAGAGATTCCTATGGAGGATGCTGATCTAATTGCTCCTAAGATTGACTATACACAAATTTGTCGTATAGGTAGTGAGTGGTTTATTGTTGATAGTGCTGATGGTCTTAATGATCTAGGATTTGGTTATAAGATGCCTAAGCAAGTTAGGAATCCTAATACTACTACTGGTGCTATTACCCCATTATTCGGTGGTGGTATTACTGATATACATGATGATCTTAACGTATGGGGTGGATGTTTAAGAATCTGGGGTTCTGATAAGAAGACAATTGCTGCTGTTATCAGTAGTGATGATGGTCATATCGGTGATGGATCTATATCTGATCCATTAACAGGATCATCTGGTCTTACAGTATTTGGTCAGGGTGTATTTTACGATAACCTTACTATTAATTACAAGTCTTGTGTAGGAGATGGTACATGTAGTAAAACACCAACATTTAGGGTTAATGCTATAACTGGTGCTGTTGATGCTGGTCAGTATCTTAAGTTAACAGGTAAGGTCAAAGGCATTGCTGATGAGACAGACCCAATTCTTCATGTTGATAATCTTGGATCTGCTGGAGTTGGTGGTACTGTTGGTGCTAAAGACTTTACAATTTATCAGTCTGGTGCTATTGATTCATTTGGTATTGACAAGTATTGGACTGCTAATGGTGGTAGAAGATACACATATGTTAGTCAGGATAATGTCGCTGGAATTGGACAACAACAAGATAATCCATTGAAAGCAAACGGTAATTATTTGTTAAATACTACTACTGGTAGTAATATGGTTCTTTACTTACCTGATGATGCACAAACAGGTGATATGATTAGATTCGTTGAATTAGCAGGGAACCTTACATATAATACAAGTTTGATTCTAAGAGCAAAGAAAATTAATAGTGTTGCAACTGCTATTCAGGGTGATAGAACTGGTACTAAGATGCCAGCTGGTGCTGGAAACCCAATGACTGCTGCATGGGATTCTGGAGAATTGATCATCCAGTCACGTAATGCATCATTCGGTTTAGTATTCGTTGGAACATATGATGTTCTAGGATCAGCAGAATCACAGCAAATTCCATCCAATCTTCGTGGATGGTGGTTACAGGAGTTATAAATGGCAGCATACTACGATTCTATTAAAACCATGAAAGTTGCCAAGATTGGCACGATCATGCCTTGGAGTGGGGATGGAGGAAGTGGTAATCTTCCATCTAATATTCCTAAAGGTTGGATTGTTTGTGATGGAAAGACATTGGATGCGAAAGATTATCCTCTACTAGCATCAATGATTGGTGACACTTATGGTGGTGATATGACTACTGATACTACTCCATTTCCGTATGTGGGTAGTTCTGCTACATTTTTTACACCACCATTATCTAATAGTGTAATGATGGATCTGGAAGAAGTGCATCTTACTATGGCTGAATATCAATATGGTCAATCAGATGCTGCTGCTAAACTTGTTAGTGAGGATTCTACTCCTTTGAAATTGGTTAAGGATTATGGAAATACAAATACGATTAAAGCAGCTTGGGATGCAACAGCAGATATTGATTTTAGTCTTACCCTAAGTGGTTTTTTATACTTTAAAATTTCAGATATTAAATTAACAAATCCTGAATTTGGAGAGACAGTTTATACCATGCCACGTAAGTTAGGTATGAATCATACACCACCACATAATCATACTGATGTTTTACCATCTACTAATACTAAATCTTATGGTCCTATGACATTCAGGACAGATAGTGGTGTTCGTATGTTTGGATCTGGTTCTGACCCAATGTCTTGTAATTATAATAACACTCCAGTTCAATGTGAGATGAAAGATACTAGTCCATCATCATGGGAGAATGGTGCTGTGAAATCTACATTTTATGGTGATCAATACCATGAGGATACTTTACCTTCATGTGAGTCTTTTATGGAGTATGTTAACGATAATTCTGGATCTACAGAAAATCCTGCTCCTAATTATTGGGCTACTGTTCCAGCAGGTAAAGACAATTGGAATAGTCACCATGAGGGTAGTGCAAGGACTGGTAACACTGATAGTGATAGAGGATCTGGTCATGCATATAGTGATTATAGACAGAACATATTTCCGTTTGAAGCTACAGCTCAGATAGATCAGACAGAACCTATTTCATCTCATGCTACTAAATGTTACACAGGGATGTTTCCAAGACCAATTGTTAGACAAAATAGACCTAATTTCCTTGGATATTATAAAGATCCTGCTAGTGCTCCAACAAACTCTGCTGGTATAAAAAATCATCCAGAAGCAATGACACCATTTGAGGTTACTGGAGTAACAATAGTTTCTGGTGTTTCAGAAATTACTCTTCCTATAGGTACTGACATTAGACAGCAGTATGGTACTGCTCCTAACCAATGGTATCAATGGGATAGGATAACTCCGTTGATGTATGTAACAGAAAAGGATAATAAGAATAAGTATAAACGTCTTGATGAAGGCACAAGAATTAATACTATCAGAAAGGAGGGTGGTGCTTATGTTCTAACACTAAATCAGCCAACTGTTGGTTCAAGCACTACTGCCACATTAGTCTTCAGAAATGGATCATGGCCAATGACATTGAATAGACCAGAGATATCTAAGAATCCTTTGGATCCAGCATTTCAAAATCATTCACATGATAGTTTTGAAATCCAACAGACTGGTGGATCTATGACAGATGGTACTAAAATTTTAGCTTCTTACACTGCTTCTAATGCAAATGGAAGTAGTTTACAAGCACAAAGCATGGAAAATGCACTAAATATTGTGTGTGATACGTCACAACCAAATGTGACAATGACGTTCCTCATAAAAGCATATTAATGGCAAAATTCTATCAAAAAGAGAGAGCAAAGTATGGAAATTTAACAGGTCAAATAATTATTTGGCCAGTTGAATATCTTGGAGATCCTAATGAAGGTAACAATCCTACAAACTTACCAGCAGGTTATTTGAAATGTGATGGTGCTAAGTATTATGCTGAAGATTATCCACAACTTGCTGCTATTTTAGGAACAGGAGATAATACTGCTTTTCGTAGAATGAAGTTGGATCAGGTCACACCGTTAGATTCTAATATTAGTGATGTTCAATTTGTGGTTCCTGATCTTGGTTCTAAATATCCAGAACCAACAACGGGTGCTAACACTGGTCTTTATAATAACATACGAGTTCTTAATAGCAATGATCAAGAGGTTAGTAGATCTGGTATTGGAATTGAAGCAACAAACCAAACGGGACAAACTACTAATACTGTATTGTATAGAGGAGATATAACTCTTCCTAGTCAAGAAATTCCTATTACAGGAAGACCAGGATATGTTTATGCTGGTACTACTCATCGTTTAGATGATACTGATGTTCCTGAAGAGGCACTTCATCCACATACTCATTTCCATACTGGTAGAAGAGCTAGGAACATGACTAAGTTTGCTTATGGTACTAGTCCTTCTGATACTAATGATAATCCTAGATGGGATGGTGAAACAGGTGTACAAAATGCATCAACTATTAACATTTATGATTGGATTGTTTCAACAAGACATTCCACAACAACTGCTGTAACTAAGGATACTGGTTATACATGTACTGGTGTTGGTAGTGGGAAATTAGATTTTATATCTGGATGTAGTGCTGAAGAGATAGCAAAGAATCCTACTGAAAACAATGCTAGTGGTGGTGGTAAAAACCCACCAGGTTTAGGTCAACAACCTTGTAAAGCAATTCAGTATTGGAATCCTAATGATGATCATGATAGTTGGTTCTTCTCTTCTGGTATTGTATGTTCAACTGCTACTGGATACTTTGGTGGATGTATTGAAGGTCATCCTGGTATAAGTGGTGCTAATGGTGAAGCTTACTTTGGTTGTATTTTAGTAGCTGAAACGGATTATGATAGAACGCAACCCTGGGGATCTGCTGATGGATCAAATACAGCACAATATAGATCCCAATTTGGATGTCTTGGACTTTGTGGTGGTACAGGAAGCGGTTCTGCTGGATTTGATATAAATGGAGAAGCACCAGCAACATATACTTCTGGTGCTCCTGGAGTTCCAGTTGATTTTAATAATAATAGTTTATTTGATGTATTACCATTACAGTCAAATGAAGCTCATGAAGATAAGAGATCTCCAGTTGCTATAGAGCATGTCTCAGAAGATACTGCTGATTTAGTAAGAACAACAGATCCAACTATTCATAATCATAGAATAGATATAGATCAATTCGCTTCTGGAGATCATACATATAAGGTGAAAACAAATGCAGCTGTAATTAGACCAGAGAACTTAAGTACAACTTTAACTATTGGTACTGATAGTTCACCTTCAATTGACAGTGCAGTCTGTCCTTTCATCGTAATGGAATATCTTATTAAGACTTAGTAGTTATGGTAGCAACACCTCAAAAATATAGGAACCCAAGACAAGGGTATTACACTGATCTTGGTGTAGATACAACACCAATTGGAGCAATAGTTTATAATCTTAAGTCAGGACAAAATACATTTGATCATTCTTATATAAATGATCTCAGTAGACATGATAGATTAAATGAAGTTGGTGGTAATGCTTATCTTGGTGGTGTAGATGATCCTGCGTATACTCATGAGGGATATTTGTATTGTGATGGTGAAGAGCATTATATTAAAGACTATCCTGGACTATATGAAATAATTGGTAATAAGTATGGTGGACTTGCTAGTATTGGTGTTGATATAACAAATAGTGGTCAAATAAAAACTTTTACTACTAATGCTGCATACGATTCTAATAGACCTGCTGGAACATATTATGTTAATGGAGTAACAACTGGTGGTAGTGGTTCTCTTGCAACTTTTAAAGTAGTTGTTCCTAGTAGCGGTAGTTCTGCTCCAACAGTTACAGTAGAATTTCCTGGTAAGGGATATGCTGCTACTGATACTATTAAACTTGGTAATTCTTATATTGGTGCAGCTGGTGGTGTTGCTGATATTATAGTAACAGTAAGTACAGTTGAAGGTGGTGGTGGATCTGGTTATGTTGCAGGAACAAACTTATTATTCTCTGCTCCTGCTGGTATTACATGGAGTAATCTTTTAACAGCAGGTACAGGAGCAGTATTAACTCCTACTGCTGCATTTGATGCTGCTAATACTACAGGAAGGTCAGAAGGTGTTAATGGATTAACTATTACTTTTAGTAATCCAATTACGTTAAAAACTGGCGATAAAGTACAGATATTTGATACAACTGGGACAACTAATACTAAGACTAGAGCATTTGCTCCTGGTCCAGTACAATGGAGTAATTATTTAAAAGCAGGTGTTGATGGTGTTGCTGGTGTAGGTGGTGGTACAGGACAAGGTGAAGAACATATAGTAAAGACTCCTGATGCTGGATTTGATGCTACTACTAGTACAGGAAGATCAGAGGGTGAGTATGGATTAACATTGGATTTACCTGTTGGTATTAGATTGTTTACTGGTGATAAAGTACAGGTACTGGATCCAACTGGAGCTACTAATACTAAGACAAGAGCAGATACTGGTATATGGTCAACTTATGTTAATCATCATGCAACTGATTGGGTAACAGTAGTAACAGGATCTACTACTATAACTGAACTTAGAAAATTATATGCAATAAGATATGATACTAATGGTAGAGATGCTGGATGGGCTGGAGTAAGAATCCAGAGTGCAGCAGGTACTAATACTGTTCTTATAGATGGTCAGAATCCACCAAATTATAATGCTACAAATTGGGCATTAGGAACAGCACAGGATTATGTGAATCATGGTGCTGGTTGGACAACTGTATATACTGGTAGTGCATTTGGAAATAGGTTAACTAAACTTGAAACTATTAGATATGATACTGATATTAATACAGTACAGAGTAGTTCAATTGATTTCACAGATAATGAAATTACAATTCCTAATCATGGTGCTGAAACTGGTGATGAAGCAAGGTATTTAAAATCTTTGACTGGTGGTAATATTGATCCATTGGTTAATGGTACAACATATTATATTGTTAAGGTTGATAATAATACTGCTAAACTTGCTACTTCATTAGTAAATGCTCAAGCAAGTCCACCAGTTGTTATTGATATACAGAGTAGTAGTACTGGTCAGGCACATGGATTCCGTTTCAACAATCGTAAAGCAGGTTGGATGGGAATAAGAGTTCAAGATTCTGCTGGTGTTAATACTCCTCTTATTGATGGTAATATGCCACCAAATCCTGGTGATACTCATATACAAGCACAGGGTGAGATTGCAAGTGTTGATGCAAATGGTGCTATAACAGGATTTACTATTACTAACTTTGGTAAAGGTTATTCATCTCCACCTACTGTATCATTCACTGGTGGTACTGGAGCACAAGCTGTTGTTAGGATTAATTCAGAGACTGGATCACTTCAACAAGTAACCCAGAGTAATGTTCTTGAGCATTATGGTGATTTGTATTTGGGAACATTTAAGGTTCCTAATTTAATTGCTAAAAAGGTAGTTGGTAATGGACCAGTATACGGTGATAATTCACCTACTATTGGTAATTCTCCAATGGGAGTAGGTGCTTCAGGTGGTAAATGGTATTTGGATAAAGCATCACAGGATGAATATTTTTCTCTTGGTAGAATTGTTACTAGTGGATATACTAATGTAAGTGAAACTATTTCATGCACAGTTATTGGTTCTCATACTGTTAAGTTTACTATGCGTGAGGAGGATTTGGGTGGAGTTCCTCAACACAATCATACATATTTTAGTTCGCAACCATCAGATGATCAAGAAGTAGCTTTATCTTCTGGTGATAGGTATTTAAAAGGATATACATTAGGAAGAGGAAAGAGTGTTAAATGGACTCCAACAGATCAAGGAACAAAGTTAACACATAAACATGGATTGGTAAGAAGACCAAACCCAGATGGTAGTGTTGCTACTTATGATGTTTGGGATTGGCAGGGAGGTGCTGCTTCTGTTGGATCACTTCAAAACCCTGAAATTGTTAAGACTGTAGGAGCATCAGAGATTGATACGGCAAATGATCGTATTACAATATCATCTCATGGTTTTTCAATAGGAACTGCTGTAGAATATATTCAAGGAACTGGAGGTACTATTGGAGGATTGGTTAATGGTACAACATATTATGTTGCTGCTGGTACAAATAATAATAATTTAAAACTTTCAACTACTGCTGCAAATGCAACAGCAAATCCACCAGTAACTATTGATTTGACTGGTACTCCTAGCGGATCTTACACATTTACATTCCCACAACTCGCACAGAACGTAAATTATCTTGCAACAGGAAGTGGTGGTTCATGGGAATTCCAGACTACAGTACCAGCACCTACATTTCGTAAGTTTGGGGACACTTCAGAGATTGGTAATAGAAAGAAATTATTAAATTCAGGTACAGATATAATTGAGTATCCAGCAGCAAATACTGTAGAATATACTAGTTCTGGAACACAATCTCCATATAGTGTTCCAACTAATGCTAAGTATCTTGAGTGTACTGTTGTTGGTGGAGGTGGAGGCGGTGGTGCTGGATCTTCTGCTGGAAGTGCTGGTACTTCTAGTTGGTTAAAATTTGATAGTGGTTCAGTTCTTACATTTACTGCTAATGGTGGTAGTGGTGGAGGTGCAGCTGCTGTAAACTCAGGTGGTGCGAAGGGAATTGGAGGAACTGCTGTTAAATCTGGTTCATATGGTGGTACTTTTCAGGGGTTAAACAATGGTTTAGATGGTGCGGATGGAACTGGAAGTAAATTAACTGTAGGAAATCCAGATAATCAGACATCTGATCCTGGTACAGGTGGTGCAGGTGGTCAAGAACAGTGGGTAGATAATAAAGGTGGTGGTGGAGCTGGTATTAATGTTAGAGTAGGTGAATCTGGAACTAATATTCAATTTAATCCAGATGGTAGTACTGGTATCTTTAATTTCACTGCAGC